AGAAAGTTCATTATATGCATTATAAAAAGTTTTAGCAAGCCCTGGATATCTACGCTTCATTAATTTCTCAATTCTTGCATCCTCAACTACATTCACAAACTGTTGGGGAATTTTATTTCTCCAACCCCACTCGTCAGGGGTATAAAGAGCATGACCAACCTCATGTCCAACCAACATATCATATACAACATTACTTGCCCTATCCCATGTTGGTAGAGTCAATATACGAGTATGGACATCAAACTGAGCAGTCTCTACTCTCTTATGCTCTACTATCAGATCCTCAGTAGCAAGTAACTTTGCTAGTTGAGACTTGATTTCGTGTTTGATTTGCATCTGTTATTTTTATTATGATCCTATTATACGACGAAACCCGCCTTGAAGACGGGTTCATGTGACACTTTTTAAAGTGGGCAAGTCGTGCTTTTGCTTGCCTTAATGCTTGTGGTTTAAGACTCCTCTTCTTCTCCTTCTTGGAGTGGTGTCTCCAGTTTGGAACTTGCATCTCTAATGTCCTGGTGAAGTTGTTCCGTAGCAGACCTTTTTTTAAGATACCGATCACTTCTAGGATCTGTGATGAGATACTTACAGTATTCCCACCCATTCTCCTTAAAGCTATCTGACATATCAACAGGTCTATGAGGTTGATTGCTCATGGGGTTATCATACGGGAAAATCCCTTAACTTTGTCAAACCGTATGACACTTTCAAATTTGTCATTCAGTTCAGATTTATGGGAGATAACAAATATGTTAGCATCCTTTATTATATATCTAATTATCTTTAAAAACTCATCTGTCCCAAACCCATCTAGTGAGGAATCAAATACCTCATCCATAATTAATAGATTAGTATTAACGGAATTTTTCACTCTAGCAACTTCTCTCCAAGTAAATAGAAGTGCTAAGTCGATTCGCATCTTCTCACCTTCACTAAAAGAAGAATATGAAAAATCCTCATGAATAGATTATTTAACAGTTTCATTAAACTCTTCATCCAAAGTAAAATTAATATAGAAATCCATCATCTGCAGATATCTATTAACCTGCTGATTAATAAATGGAAGATACTTTTTAATAATCTTAGTCTTTACTCCATCATCCTTAAGTAAAGAATATGCAAAATCGTAATATACAGATTCTTCTCTCTTAGAAGAAATATCATCTATTGTCTTTTGAAGATTGTCTTTAAACTCTGCTAACTTCTCATGCTCAGTATTTCTGTTCTTAAGTTGTTCGGTAATAGTTTGAACTTCGTTTTCAAGATCTCTGATTTGTCGTTGGCATCCAGAAATCCTAGTATTGTTTTGAGAAATGTCATTGTTGAGTTTAGTAATCTCCTTTGATAATTGGTTGAACTGACGTTCTCGGTCTTGCTCCTTTTTGATGGTCTCTTCAAGGTCTTGATAACCCTTCTTAAGATCCTTAGCCTTAGTTTGAACGTCAGCAATTCTATTTACACGAAAGTCTTCTTCTATATCTTGAGTACATGTAGGGCATGTTACATTCTCTGTAAAAAACTTATGTTCCTTAGTAATAGTCGATACTTTTTGAGTAATTTTACCCTTCATATTATTAAGTTTCACTAACTTTTCACCAGCACCAGTAACACCTTCCTGTTCCTTAACTAAGTCCTCAATATTAGATTCTAAAAGTTCATTATGTTCTATATGAGTATCTGCTTCAATCCCAAATACCTTCATTTTACTCTTTTTAGATTTTATATCTTCTTTACTACGACTCTCAATTTCCGTAATAAATTTTACTTGCATCTTAGACTTATCCCTAAGAGTATCCTTCTTCAGATCTAAAGATCTAATTTGCTCCCTTTGATTACGCAACTGATCCTTAATAAGATTATTCATAGCAGAGAAAATACGAATATCCAAAAGATCCTCAATAACATCTCTACGATTAGTACCCGTTAATTGCATAAAAGGAACAAAGGTACTACTACCCAAAATAACAATCTGAGTAAAAGATTTATAATTTACTTTAAGAATACTTTCTTCTAAAATCTTCTGATTAAGACGATCATCGGACTCCTTATGTAAAGGATTACCATTAACTTCAATATCAAATATATTTGGTTTTATCCCACGTCTAACAAGATAATCCCTACTATTAACACTAAACTCAATCTCTACTAAACAATCCCTTTCATTAGTGGTATTAACTAATTGTGGTTTATTAATCTTACGAAATGGTTTATTAAACAAAACAAAAGTAAGTGCATCCAACATAGTGGACTTACCAGCACCATTTGTTCCTACGATTAAATTAGTATTATTTTTTCTAAAATCAATATCAGTCCACTGGTTACCAGTAGACAAAAAGTTCTTCCACTTAATCGTCTTGAAAGTTATCATGCTTTGGGGGAATTACGATATCGTCTGGAGTAATCACCGCATACTTATAATTATACACTACACATGTCTTTATTGCAAGGTCTTCCTCAACCTCCACAACGTCCATTGGTTTCTCATAATTACCATTATCCATCAACTGCATTGAATATCTCTCAGCATCCTCTTCCTTTTGCCACAAAAAAAGAACCTTTTCCCCACTAGAATCCTGGACAGCATATGCCCCATCATCCTTTCGTTCTTTAAGTGTAAGTAAGAACACTATTCTACCTCGCAGGCTTGTCTATACAAATCCTCAAATATTCCTTTAATGGTACCCTTATCAAGATCACATTCAGATTCTTCAATATATCGATTTAAGATTGAAAGAGTATTCTCTTCCTCATCAACTTCAAAATCTTCATTCTCTTGAATATCATGGTTTTCAACAATCTTAAGATCTTGAACACCAACTGAATAAAGTTTATCAATAAATCTTTCAAAATCCTTAACCTTGGATTTTTTACGAACAATAACTTTTACAATTTTATCATGATATGTAGTTGCATTAAAGAGTTTATAATTAGTATCCTCATAATAGATGTTATAGAATAATTTATATGGATTATTAATTGGAGTATGAGTGAGGGTCTCCGTATCAAAAATATTAAACCCTCTTGGATCATTCACATCATTCCAAAACATTTCATATGGATTTCCCAAATAAAAGATCTTACCATCTTCTGAACGAGTATGAAAATGTCCAGAATAAACTTTTTCAAACTTATCAAAAACTTTAACATCCATACCCGTTTCCATCATATGACCACGAGTTGCCCTGAATCCATTAACTTCAAGATGACCCATCACAACTTTACTGGTGGACTTCTTGATTAATTTTAAACTCTCATCATAATTTTCACTATTGATCCAAGGAAGCATTAAAATCTTTCTCTTACCAATCTTAATTTCAGTTGCTTTAGAATAAACTTTTATATTAGGATAATCCTGCAATAATAACTCAGGAGAATTTACATAATTGGTATTCTTAAAATAACAATCATGATTACCAGTAATAGCATAAACTTTATACTTCTTAAGAGGTTCAAATACAACCCTCTTAGACCATTCAAGACTTTGCAAATCAATAGACTTACGACTATCGAATATATCACCCATATGAACTACTGTGTCTATTCCATGCTCTTCTAAGGATGGGAAAAAAACATTTTTATAGAACAGTTCAAAATAATCATGCAAGTGCTTAGAACCCTTTCTAGCACCATAATGAGTATCTGTGATGATAGCTATCTTCATCTATTTGTCTTATAAACAATATTATCTTTAATAGTATTATAATCAGAACTACTACCAGCAAGTGCTCCATCATCAACTACCATTACCTCATCATATCCAGTTCTTTCAATGATCTTTGTTTTAATATCTAACTGCTTCTTTTCTTTCTGTATCCTTCTAAGGAAGGCATAATGAATAATCTGAGTAAAATAAGCAAAAGGATTCCTTGATTTTGCAGGATCAAAGTTATGAATGTATTGTACACAATTTTCGATACCATCAGATATCATATCATCCCTAAACATGTAATTTACAAAGTTTGGTTTATATGATAAGTGTGTAGCAATCTTTAAAAAACATGATCCAAGATAGTTTGTAATCCTTGGTTTTGGAAGATCATTCTCTTTTGCATGTGCAACTTTTGTTCTATAGACAATGAGTGCTTCCAGCAGTTCTTTGTTATTTACATAATGTTCCGATTTTTTCTTTGGCATGACATTGTTTTTCCCATCTAAGTAACTATAACTATTATACCATACTTTCAATACTTGACAAGATACTAAAATATAAGTAGAATAACTCTGTCAGGGTTGAAGGGATTGATTTAGCTTTCTTTAGGATTATTATTAAATATTTTCTCTAAAGATTCTCTAGCTTCTTGAACACTAGAAATATATCCCATTTGATCAGTTATCTTTACTTTTCCACTTGCTTTATAGATATCCATCGAATCATCATCATTAGTATCTTCAATATATCTCTTATAAACATCAATAAGTTTTTTATCATGACTTTCAGTCATTGTAATAACTTTATCCATTCTTAACACATACATATCTTCACTAGTCAATTCTATCCAAGGATGAACTTTAATAAAACCTCCTTTAGGTGTTTGTATTATATTCATCTTTATTGGATGATGTAGAAGAAGTATTGGTTCATCATCACTATCATCTACACATACCATAGCAAAGATTTCTTCACCTGATACCAATTTTATTATTGCGTAAAATTCGTCTCCCATTAGTTCTTAAGCGGTATGTTTACTATATCGTAATTGAAATTTTCTTCATTATACACTTTTATTCTTTCAATTAGATGATTTAAGGTGTAATTTCTTCTTGACTTATAACTGATATCATCAGCAATGTCATATAAAGTTGCTTTCGTTTTGTTATCTCCTTTTCTAAGTACTCTACCTATAGACTGTAAATTCCTAATTCTAGACTTAGATGGAGAAGCAAAAATGACGTTATGAAGGTTTTTAATGTTAACTCCTGTGGAGAAAGTTCCATAAGATGCCACTATAATTGCATTGTTTTCACGTTCAGTAATGTCTCTAACCTGTTCTCTATCCTCAGTATCAATTCCACCATGAACAAAGAAAACATGTCTATTTTCTATGGTGTTATTATTATTTATCAGTTCATATAATGGTTCTCCATGCTTTTCTACCCTGGCAAATAATATTAAAGTATTACCTTTTAGATCTAAAGCAAGATTTTTAATAAAGTTATTTCTACGATCATGTCCTATAATATATTGAACTTCTTCCTCAAAGGTATTAAATTTATTCGGTGGGTGTTTCAATAGAAGCACATTAATATCTAATGTCGCAACATGACCCTTCTTCATTAACTCATCAGTCTTAATAATTTTATAAGAAGGGCCAAATAAACCTTCCAATACCCACTTATGAGTCTGTGTACCATCAAGAGTTCCTGTAAATCCATAACGATACTTAGCATTCGCAAGTTTTGTCATTATAGATATAAGTGACTTTGACTTAAACTGGTGAGCTTCATCCCCAACCACAACAGAGAATCTCTCAAAATATTTTCGGGGAAGTTTGTAGATTGATTGCCAGGTAGTAATAATGACTTGAGAGTCTGTCTCTCTTTCCCTACCAGCGTATATCTTGTGGCAAAATGAACCTACATCCCAGCCATAGTCTGCAAAGTCTTTATACATTTGCTCTACTAGGGAAGTCGTCGGAACAACTATCAGAGTACTTTTCCCTGTCTCAACAAAATATCTCACAATCGAATATATCATCAAAGACTTTCCAGAAGCAGTTGGGGATATCAACAACTTTCTATTATGTCTTAGAGCGTCGTATACTCCCTCAACTTGATAATCCCGTGGGGAATATTTGCAGATAGCAGTTATATAATCTTTAACACCTGGTTTTGAAATCATTTCATTGACTTCAAAAGGAAGACCGTAATATTTGTTTTCTAAAAATTCGTAGGTATATCCGTGATCTTTACAGAATTGTATTATTTTATCTAATAATCCAATATATATTTCTCCTTTCTGAGTATTAAATAACCTTATTTTTCCATCCCAAAATTTCTTTTTATATGCTGGAGAAAACTTAGCACCAGGAACTTCAAAGGTAAATTGGTCGGATAACTCATAATAAACATGGGGTTCCGCCTGAACCTGAAGATAGACTTCGTTCTTCTTTGATATTATCAAATGACTCATACATTTAGATCAATATCAAATATTTAGCTAGTTAAATCCAGATTGGAATTTATGCCATTCAATAGAATTTTTTATCTGATATGTTCTATTTGATATGCACCTAATAACTTCTTCTAGGAATTTTAATGTAGCATCATAGTATCTTATCTTAAGATCTAACTTTGTTAGTCTCTCATCAGCATCTAGATGCCTCTGTATGGCATCCTTCTCTCTTACCTTATATGGAAATGGTTCTTCCTTATAAGCATCTGGATCTGCCTTTCCAGTATAAAAATTATACCTTTCAAGTTTTACTTTATTATAAGTGTCTCTTGCTTTTTCACGCAATAAACTAATAGTATTATAGACAGTATAATACTTACAGTGTAATTGAGGAATTTTTAATGATTCATCATGTAGATTATCAGGATCAATAACAGAATCTTTCTGCCACATATCCTGAATTTGGTCAAGATTCATAAAGTATTGCCGTTGGCTCCAACTATATTATACACAGTATACTTGAAAGATGCCTCTGCTGTAAAGTAGTTTATATCATCTTCTGTAGCATCAAAATCTAAAGATGTTAAACTTACTGGGAATATATCATTAAATTTTACCACTGCAACATCTCTATAATTACTATTTAAAATATGAAGACTACCATCACTAAACTGTTCTTGGAAATCTCTTTCACCAACTCTATTAGATCTTGGTTCACGATCCGTAGTCTGATCTATAAACTGTTGTGGTGTTTCTGGGAAACCTAATCCTGTTAACCACTTATGGACAGCAACATAATTCTTTAATTGCTCATCAACTAAGAATCTTATAGAAAGATCACCATATTCTAATTTTTCACCAGGAATATCAATATCCTTTAGATAACTTGGTTGAACTGCCAATCCAAGAGTTATCTCAGGTATTCTTGCAGAATTGCAAAAGAAATCAACCTTAGGGTATTTTGAAAGCGCAAACTTAAACCCTACAGGTGCTAGGAAATTCCTATTAGTTATTTGATTGTCAGTTACCTTTGCCATTAATCATTGACAATAAGTTGGAACCAGTCTTCACTCATACCACGAATAACATTATCTGCAGATTCCTGATCTTCAGCATATCCTTCATGGACAAGATGTTCAGATACCTTTTTATAGTTCTCATGAGCTTTTTGAGTTTCTCTTGGAGTAGGTTTCATTTTCTTCTATTAGTCGTATATTTATTTAGATAAAAAAAGAGACCCTCGAATGAGAGTCTCTTGAATAAAGGAAATATATCCTTTCTTCTTACATAAGGTTAAGAACCTTAACACGACGGTAGTAACGGTTAGCGTTAGTAGCCAAACGTCCAAGACCTTGGGATGTTCCTTCAGCGAATGGGTTTGCGACCATGCCGTAGCGGGTCTTAAAGCCAATTTTAGGCTGGAAGGTGTTTTCTCCCACTGCACGAACCATCTGAAGAGGAACGTATGGGCAGTAGAACAGTCCTGCGTCATAAGGTGAAGAACCTTTATAACCAGCAACATAATACTGAGCACCAGAACCTGCAGCACCTACGTTAGCAGAATATGGGTCAATATAGACTTTATACTTACCTTGGAGAACACCAGCAAATGTATTGCCTGTGTCATCAACATTAAGGTTAGCGTTAAGAGCAGGTGTATAGTCTAGAACACCAGCCATTGTTAGAGCAGAAGCAACGTCAGCAGAACAAAGGATCATGTTCCCTTTGCCACGACGAGTTCTTTGTGCGATAGCGTTAGCATCACGCTCAATTTGGA